TCCGAGGCATCCGAAGCTTCGGGAAGGTCCGTCCGAGGAAATGGCAAGAAGTCCCGGCCTCCTGGCTGGGAATCAACCTTGCTTTAATGCCGGCGATCGGGACGCTGAGTTCCGCCGTCGACATCCTCAATAATCCCGCTTCATCTCGACCGATTATCCGTAAAATATCGTTCTCGCGAACGGTAGATAAGGAGACACCGGTTTATGATATGTGGGGGAAGAAGACGGACTCCGTGGTCAGATGGCAACAGATGACCCGGGTCAGTGCCTTTGTCAGTCTGCAGAGTAGCTCCCTGTGGAAGGACAACTACACACCTGGTAACCCGGCAGAATGGCTCTGGGAGACAACCCCTTTGTCTATTATTCTCGATTGGTTCATCCCTATCGGGAATTATCTGTCTGGCTTGGACGCGTATTCCGGGATCTCCGGGATATACGGCACAGTGTCTACACGGTTGCAAGGTTCCACTCGTGGGATTAAGCGGCCTGTGGCGGCAGGAAAGACTATTTCACCTGGTCAACTGACCTATAGGCGTCACGTCCGAACTGCTTTCACACAACCTCCGAGCTTGACCATTCCCGCGTGGTCACCAAGTCCATCTGTGACGAAGCTAGTCACTGCTTTGTCCATCCTTGCCGTCCAACGGCGCTCGTAGTCGGGGGTTCCACCCTCGGCCACATCAACCCACTTCCTTGAGGTATTTAACATGCCCGCAGCATCGACTCTCGTCCTTGCCGACTCCGTACCGACCAACCGCAACTATGTACCGTTCACGATTGCAGGGCTCGACGCCCTCTTTGTGGACGTCACAACTGCGGCCACACCGGCGGGTCGCTCCCGGCTCTCGATCAACCTGAAGCCGGCTACCGGAACGACTGCCCAGCAGGTCAACATCCAGATCTCGCTGCCTGTCGAGTACACTGACTCCACCACCGGTAATATCCTTACCAAGGACACCTTCCGGTTCAAGGGCCAGTGGATCGCCCCCCCTGGTTCCTCCGTATTGCAGCGCAACAACTTCCGCGCGCTCGTCCAGAACGCGGTTGCTCACGCTGTCATACAGGGGTACATCAAGGACGGCGACCCGGTCTACTAACATGACCGCGGTACTACTCCGGTTGCTCGTCTCTATCCTAGAGCGAGCCGTCGACTGTCTCAGCCAACGTGCCACAGGAGGCCATCATGGCCAACGAAGATCGAGTCGGACTCAGCCGCTCGCCTGCAATCACCCACCTTCTCACGCTGATCGATCCAACGACGGGGGTATTCCCCCAAACTCCGCGGACGACGGCGGTCGGCATAATCCTTGAGCAAATGCTCGATGGTGACCCGGCTGTCCAAGCCGAGGCCACACGAGCGCTTTTGGACCTGCCTTCTCCCTGTGATCACGAGGACCACGCCCGATACGCTATCGAACGCTACGTGACCGAGTTCCTGAAGAAGGTTCCTTGGTTGCCGATGCCAGATCAGCGCCGGGCTAACGCCCTCAAGACATTCAGGGATGCAGAGGACCACTGTCGCAGTACAAACGAACGCCTTCGCCGTGATCCCGAGCCATCCTGGTTTGGGGACGTGCGTCGCGCAATTTCGTACGTGCTGGGACCTCTCGACCACGCGCGACTCTCTTCTATCGAGGAGAACTTCAAGCATGGTCCGGGGGCTAGTGTTGGTGTAAGGGGTGAGGGCTCTGTCGGTTCTGACAAATATCGACAACCCGTCACGTGCACCGCCGAACTGCTACCTTTCGCCCGAGCTGTCATGGGTCCCACGTGGGCCCGCGATCAAAGCAAGGTTGAGGTAGTCCGGGGAGGTGAGTGGACGTGTGTTACCAAGAACGCCGATACGGATCGGGGTATTGTCAAAGGGCCGACGCTTAACGTCTTCGGACAGTTAGGTATTGGTCAAGAGATGGTATCCCTCCTTCGGAAGATTGGTGTTGATCTCCGCACTCAGGATTGGAACCGCGCCCTGGCCGAGATGGCTTGGGAATGGAACCTTGCGACCCTTGATCTAAAGGCCGCTTCTGAGTATTGCGCATATGAGACCGTAAGGTCCCTCTTTCCACCCGACTGGTTCACGCTCCTTGCCTTATTCCGGGAGGCCTACGTCAAAGTAGGTCACACCTGGGTTCGACAGGAGAAGTTCTCAGCCATGGGGAATGGGTACACGTTTCCGCTCGAAACCCTGCTGTTCGCAGCAGTGGTTAGGAGCGTTGTGCCGCGCAAGGACCGGTGTGTTACAGCTGTCTACGGTGATGATATCATCGTGCC